ACATCGCCGGCTACCGGGCCAACACCAACGTGATCTCCCACGTCAACGCCCTGTCGCCCTGGCAGTTCTGCTCCCTGCTCGGCGAGATGGTCGACGCCGAGATCACCAACGTCGGTCAGGGCGAGGCCTTCTTCGCCGACATGGGCCGCCGCCTCTACGCCCAGGCCGCCTGAACCGCCTCGTCCGGCCCTGCGGGGCCGGACCGCTCAGCCTTCCGTACACCGCACCAAGGGGGACCCGATGATCGCCGCCAACCGCACCCGCCGCGCCACCCTCAAGGCCCGCCGCCAGCAGACCAACGCCCAGGGCAGCATCCGCCGCCAGGGCGCCGGCACCCTCGCCACCCACTGCATCGCCGCCGGCCTCCCCGTCCGCGAGGCGCGCAGCGTGGCCGGCTCCCTCCGCAAGAACGCCGCCAAGGCCAACGTCACCGGCCAGGCCGGCACCAGCTACACCCACGGCCGCGCCCGCACCTGCACCCGCTACACCCCCGCCGAGGTCGCCGCGATCGCTGTCATCTACCGCCCCCGCAAGCCGGCATACAAGGTCGCCGCCGCCCGCCTCGCGCTGGCCGCCTGAGAGGAACCCATGACGACCATCGGCCAGTGCAGCGTCTGCGGCGAGACCCGCAGGCTGGGCAAGAGCCACAAGAAGTGCCACCCCTGCCTCTACCAGGCCCGCAAGGCGCGCAAGCAGAACCGGTGCACCAAGTGCAACAAGTTGCTGTCCCTCAACGCCAGCGCGCTGCTCTGCAAGTCCTGCGGCCGAAAGGGCGAGCTCAGCCCCAACTGGAAGGGCGGAGTGCAGAACAGCTCGGGCTACCGCCTGATCCGGATGCCGGAGCACCCCAACTCCCAGAAGGGGTCCGGCTACATCATGGAGCACATCCTCGTGATGTCTCAGCACCTCGGCCGGCCGCTCCTGCCTGAGGAGAACGTCCACCACAGGAACGGTGTGCGGGACGACAACCGGATCGAGAACTTGGAGCTGTGGTCCACAAGCCAGCCGTATGGGCAGCGCGTGGTCGACAAGGTCGCGTGGGCGAAGGAGATCCTGGCCCTGTACGGGCCCGACTTCTCTGAGTCCGCCACACCGAAGCCGGTCGCTCACGGCCCGAGCGCTGCGGCCAAGGCACTCCAGTCCGCCATCGCCGAACTCCTGGAGACCGCTGACCGCCTCGACTCGATCGCTGGAGAGATCGTCTGAGCCACGGTCACCGTCCTGTACCCCGTCGACTGCCCCGCCACCGCCCGCGTCCAGATCCTCGCCGACGCCCTCGCCGCGTAGGAGAATCCCGTGCAATCTCAGACCTGCCACGACTACGACACCTGCCGCGACCTCGACTGCGCGGCCTGCTTCCCCGAGTACGTCCCCCAGGTTGGCGACTGCGTCGAGGACGCGCGCGGCAACGTATGGCGTGTGACGTCGACCCGTACCCCCAACGGCAACATCCAGCTTCAGCACACCGGCCTCGGGCACTACGCCGACACCCCAAGGACGCCGACAGGCCGCTTCGCTTTCGCCTTCTACACCAAGGTCAACGCCCCTGCCTGATCCCCCCTTACCGCGTAAGGAGACCTGATGCCCCGCATGATCGGCCGCAACTGCCCCGACGGCCCCGGCGGCCGTGACTGCCACTGCTGCGGTCAGGCGCCCGGCCGGGACCGGAAGACCGCCCGCCGGCGTGTGAAGCGCTCCGAGCGGCAGCAGTGGAAGCGCACCGCCCGCCTCGCCGTTTGACCCCCGCCATCGCTCAACCCACCATCCAGGAGCCCGCTATGACCGCAGCCGATCAGATCCGCGCCCGCCTCGACGCCTACGCCGCCCAAGAGGCCGCCAACCCCTCACCCGTGTGGGCACCCATCGAGCACGACGACCAGCCGGAGCAGTGCCCCATGTGCGCCGCCACCGCCTTCGACTTCGACCCCAACCACGACGACGGCATCAGCATGGGTCCCGCCTGGCTGTGCACCGGATGCCGGTGGGGAGTTCGCAGCGTCCCCAACCCGATGATCGCGCGGCCGACGACCGAGCCCGGCGCGTTCACCGCCGAGGAGATCCGCCTGTGTCACGAGGCGACGGAGTTCGACCACCAGTGCCGCGTGTGCACGGCGGAGGAGGAGCGACCGGACGAGGCGATCCCCGGTACCGACTTCTGACGCCTGCCGCCTGACCGCCCGACACGACAGGACGAACCCCATGCAGATCTGGTACGACCGCCAAGGCCACCCCCTCGACCGCGTCGCCGCCGACCGGCTCCTCGGCGACATGCAGTACGCCAGAGTCGCCCGCACCCGCATCACTTCAACGACCGTCCCCGGCATCGAGTGGGACGTGTCCACGGTCTGGCTCGGCACCAACCACAACTTCACCAACGGCGGGCCGCCGATCATCTTCGAGACCATGGTGTTCGGCAGTGGCGACGGCGACCAGTACACGCAGCGGTACGCCACCGAAGAGCAGGCCTGCGCCGGGCACGCCGAGACTGTCACGCTCGTTGCCGCGACGGTGCCCGACGAGGAGATCACCGAACTCGCAGACTGACCCCCTGCATGGCCGAAGCCCCCGCTCTGACGCACCGGCAGAGACGGGGGCTTCTCCCTGCGCGCGCCCGCCTGGGCCGCCACCCGGTTGCACGCATCCGTACCATCAAAGCACGCAACCCGTCATACGTATAACGCAGGAAAGGGGCACCGCCGTGACCGCCACCGGTAACCCCCCAGGCAACCCGCAACAGGACAAGCGCGATGGACGAGGCCGCTACCACCGCACCCTCGCCACCGCCGAACGCGACCGCCAAGCCGCCGAACTCTTCGACCAAGGCTGGACCTACCAAGCCATCGCCGACGAACTCGGCTGGGACCACAAAAGCTCAGCAATCCGAGCCGTCCGCCGCGCCGTCCGCGAAGTCGTCCAAGAAGCCGGCGAAGCCGTCCTCCGCACCCACATCAACCGGCTGGAGTACCTGTACAACGCGGCCGTTGAGATCCTCGAAGGCGAGCATGTGGTGGTGTCGCACGGGCGGATCGTCTACGACGAGGATGGGCAGCCGCTTCACGACTCTGGGCCGAAGCTGGCTGCGATCCGTGAAGCCCGCGCATCCCTGGAGTCGTTCCGGAAGCTCACTGGCCTTGACCAGCCGTCCAAGGTGAACCTGTCCGGTGGCGTCACCTACGAGGTCGTCGGCGTAACCCCAGAAGACCTCACATGACGACGGCCGCCCCTCCGGCGGTCGTTGTCCGCTACGAACCCCGCGGCGCCGCCCGCCAGCTGTTCAAGACCCGCGCCTCCGAAGTGGTGATGGCCGGTCCGGCAGGCACGGGGAAGAGCCTGGCGTGCCTGTTCCGTGTCCATCTTGCGGCGCTGAACAACCCGAACATCCGCTGCCTGATCGTCCGCAAGACCGCCGTTTCCCTCACGAGCACCACGCTGGTCACGTTCGACAAGAAGGTTGCCGCGGACGCCCTCGCCCGTGGCATCGTCACCTGGTTCGGTGGCAGCGCCCGCGAGGCAGCCGGCTACCGCTACTCCAACGGCAGCGTGATCGTCGTCGGTGGTATGGACAAGCCCGAGAAGATCATGTCTGCCGAGTACGACCTGGTCTTCGCCGACGAGGCAACCGAACTCACCGTGGACGACTGGGAAGCCATCGCCACCCGCCTCCGCAACGGTGCCCTTTCGTGGCAGCAGCAGATCGCCGCCTGCAACCCGGGCCCGCCCTCGCACTGGCTGAAGCAGCGCTGCGACCAAGGCGAAGCGGTCATGCTCACCTCCCGACACCGCGACAACCCCGCCTACATGCGCTCCGACGGCACACCGACGGAGCAGGGCCGGGACTACTTCGCGAAGCTCGACAAGCTCACCGGCGTCCGCAAGCTCCGCCTGAAGGACGGCGTCTGGGCCGCCGCCGAAGGCCAGATCTACGAAGGCTGGGACGACGCCGTCCACCTCGTCGACCCACACCCCATCCCCGACAGCTGGACCCGCTACTGGAGCGTGGACTTCGGCTTCACCAACCCGTTCGTCCTTCAGTGCTGGGCCGAAGACGGCGACGGCCGGCTGTGGCTGTACCGGGAGATCTACCACACCCGGCGCCTCGTTGAAGACCACGCCCGTCACATCCTGCGCCTGGTGCGTCGCTGCGCCGACTGCTGCAAAGCGAAGGGAAGCGACCACGACTGCCACACCTGTAAGGCGTGCCGGCTGGAGTGGACCGAGCCGCGGCCGCGCGCGGTGATCTGCGACCACGACGCGGAGGACCGGGCCACGCTGGAACGCCATCTGGGCATGTCGACGATCCCGGCGAAGAAGACCGTGTCCGACGGGATCCAGGCGGTGCAGTCCCGGCTGAAGACGCAACCGGACGGCCGGCCGCGGCTGTTCGTGATGCGGGGCGCGCTGGTGGAGCGGGATCCGGGGTTGGAGGAGGCGTCCCTGCCGATGGGTGCGATGGAGGAGGTCACCGGCTACGTGTGGGCGGTACGCCCCGGGAACAAGGGCGGCCTGAAGGAGGAGCCGCTGAAGGAGAACGACCATGCGATGGACGCACTGCGCTACATGGTTGCGGAGCGGGATCTGCTGGGTCGGCCGCAGTTGCGGTTTGTTGGCTGATTTGTAGGTTGCCTACAGTCGGAGACTGGCGGCGCGGGAAGGGGTGCAGGGTGT